TTTTTGCCGTCGAACCTTGAAGACTGTTGTTAGCGATAACAAACCGCCCCATAGCTCCGCCGCCAAGCTTGATGTCGGTGGCATTACCGGAGAACCCAGCCGATGGACCGAACGTATTATTCGTAATCCTGAAATCCGACACTCCCGCCACGGCGTAGAACCCAACAGGCGTGGCAACGATAGTACAAGCATGTAAAGTAACATCCGTAATTCTCGCATCGTTCACTAATATACTATAAGGAGTACCACCAATGAAAATACACCCGTTGAAGTGAATGCCGGAGAAGTTCCCTGTAGCTCCACCATCCATCATTAACACCACATTAAACACCTGTGGCGACGAAAACATACAACCAATAAAGCGCCAATCACTGATCCGCCCATTCGTTGTGCCGAACGGTTGGAAGACCACGTTATTCGATCCGGGGCTATCGAACCAACTGTTAGCGATGACTCCGAACCACGCGATTTTACCCCCAGCTGGATTGACAAACAAAGACGTCCCGCAAGAAATAATATCGATGCTCTCTATCTGGAGGCCGCCAGTTTCCGCGATGACAATGCCGTAGGAAGGATAAGTACGCGGCTGACCATCCCAAGTATGCTCATCACCAACAACGTGGCAGTTGTGGATAAACGTCTCGTTAAGATTGTCAATATAGAACGCACAACCACCAGCCGCTGTTGCCCCGCCCGTCAGCGAATAGACGTTAACGCTGCCAATTTCCGCAACGCCGCCGCCAATAACTATTCCGATATACGCCTTATGTAAATACAAATCGTGGAAATGCGAATGTGTTAGTGGGCTAGTGTCCGTCTCGTTGCGAATATACGCGCCGCTTATACGCGCCACGCTAGATGTGATCGTAAGGTGCGCCACTTCGTAGCTGGCAATAACGGTGGGACCGGACGCTGGCCAATGAAATAGATTCCCCGTCGCAAACTGCACTTCAACTTTCGTGGTTTGGTACCCATCCCCTATAATGCGAAGATTATGTGGCAACAACGCCGGTGCGGTTGCAAACACAAAGCGACCACGCCCAAGATAGAGCGTTCCACCGCCAACAGAGCCAAGATACGCAACGGCAGCATTGAACGCTGCGGTGCTGCTCGTTGCGCCGGTCGGATCGCCGCCAAAATCTGCGAGACTAACAGCCTCGCGCATTTTATCTTGTGCTGTTCGTTCAACCGCGCCAGTGCCGCCTTGCATAAAGGTACCACCGCCCTCATCCTCGCTAATTACGTTCCATTTTTCACCGTCCCAAATGTAGCCGTTAGATACCTGGCCAGGAATTAGTGGGGGACTTGGAAAGTTGAAAGCCATTGCTTATTCCCCTATACAATCTCAACTTCGCCGGTCGCGTAGTAGTTTATGGGCGCAGCGATAGCTCCAGCAGACCTCGCGACAATGATCCCCAAACTTATATTGGCTTGCGCCCCGCCGAATGATAAGTTGCTATCTGAGTAAGCCATCGCTGCGTTTCGTTTTAGCGTCATGCCAGGCGGAAGCGTGGCTTTCAGATAATCCGGCGGCCCCGTTACTGCTGTAACCGGAATAAATAAATTGAGTAACAACCGCTTGCCAATACACTTATAATGGCCCACCGCGCCAGTTGCGGTTATTGTTCCAGCATTCCCCGCAACGGTAGGCGCGTAGGACGCCCACGCAAAACCATTGTCGCCCGTGCCGCCTTGACGCGGCCCGAGAACACCAACATTCCATTTCGAGACACCATCGGACACCAGTTCAAGCTGGGCAATCGCATGGGACAACGTAACGAACGTATCGCCGTCTATGGTGTCGGCCCCAGCCCGCGCGAACGTCACTGTTTTGGTCGTGTCAATAACGCCAATGGCGTCCTTGAACACAATTGCTTCGCCAGCTTGGTAGGTATTGGCTGGCGGCAACGTGAAAGTAATCGCTGCTGGCAATGCAGATAGCCACAAATCACGAACAAACGGGGACAGTGTTGCGCTGACGCCAGGAGAAAGTATAATTTTCGGGGCCGGGTTGAGCTGCAACCGCAAACCGTTGCCAGTAATTTCACGATCACCAGCTACTATCGTCGCGTTATTCCAACGTTGTTTGCGGATTTCAGTGTCGGGGCCTAGATTGTGGATAAGGGACCCGGAAGCAATTTGTGTGGTACTTGATGTGTCCAAATAATTATCATCAAGTAACGTATGTAAGGCGTTAACACCTATATTAATGTTAGTAGTGGTCGTCAACGCCGGATCAGCGGGGATAATGGTATTGCCGATAATCCTGCAATCAACAACCACACCGTTGCTGCCAATATCGATAAGCGCCCCGTTGCTTCCTGGCCCAAGATAAGTTTCGATAGAATTGTGCTCAATAATAACGCTGTTCATATTGTCGAGCTTGATGCAGCCGTTATGATTCTCAATCGTACAGTTTGGCCCGATGATGAAATTGACCGCGCCGCCGATCTGCGTCGCCTCGATGCCAACATTGTCCCCGGTAGAATACAGTGGGCCTTCGATCCGAATGTCAGGTCCGGTCAATGTAAATTTAATGCCGTTGAGATAACGACCACCAATGATCGTCGAACACGACATGCCGCCGTTGTTGATATTCGAACCGCTGTTGTCGTGAAAAAATGAATGAATACCGGCGCGGCTTAAACAACGCAAACGAACAAATTTCGCGCCTTGAAACTTCGGTCCGTTTGCTGTCGTGTCGATGTAAATTGCGTTGTGACCAACATTCGAACCAATTGTGAATCCTTCTAGATGCAGGAAATCCAGCGCCCAATCCGCACTACCTCTAATCTTAATAATCTTAACTGCGTTGCCGACGCTGGGCAACGGCGTAATCATACCCCACGGACGGCCAAATTCAACCACTTTAGAACCGCTGCCCACAATTTTGACGGCTTTAGAAATTAAAAGACAGTAACCAGTGCCAGGGTTCTCACTTACTGTATAATTACCTTTCAAAACAACTGACAAGCCGCTATCTTGCGCGGCATCAATGCATGCCTGCAACGCAACACGGTCATCCGCCACGCTATCACCAATCGCGCCGAAACTTTCCGGCGTCAACGCAATCAGAATGCCACCACCTTCTGCACCGCTAATTGCGCCATTAACGTGAACCCATTGTGATGAAGTACCATCGTCGTAATATACATACGTGTTGCCGGTGTCGGACTCAAACCATTGTTGACCTTGGGTTGGACCCGGTGGAGGGGTATCCGATGTAATCATTGTTCCGGGACCGGGAGAACCCGGAGGCCCAACAGGACCAACAGGGCCAGGAGGACCCGGAGGACCCGGAGGACCCTCATTACCGAACACAGCCGCATCAATTATATCGAAATTAACATTAAGCTTCCCGCCCCAAGTATCATCAGAAGCGCCGACATCAGGCTTGGTAAGTCCTAGATTGGAAGTAACTTGGTCTGCCATGTTAAGTCCCGATCATCTACAAGTGATCACAACAGGTGTCCAAATTTCCGGCGGATTTGGCGGAACAGGCGCCCAAATATCTCCGAGCGGGGGATTTGGAACCGGCGTCCAACAATCATCAGAAATAACCTCTTCCCCACCAAGATCGTAGGTCCCCATTCCGTACTTCCCTAGGCCGTATTTGCGTCCCATTACCCAAACGACTTTCGCCTTACGGGGACAAGGGTAGAACCACTCGCCTTGTCAACCCTGTGAGCATTGTTCATGTCGGCAACAGCCCGCACCACTTCCCTATCCCAAGTAGCACCCCGCTCATCCTCGATAGAGTATAGCGAAGCGATGTGGAGTATCTTTAGAGTATAGATAGTAGAGTGGTACTTATTCGCCCAGTTATTTTCCGCATCGGTGAGCGGCGGAATGTTTTGGTAATAAGCCAGCTCCACATTTAAGCCGGAGCCACTGACCCCGCCAACAATAAGATAATTACCAACAATAGTATAGCGATTGTGTCGGCCCGGATATGGAGATTCTGGAGCATCTGGGAACTCCGGGTTATAGAAGGCATCGGGGGTTTGATAACGAAGAACACCGCCAGGGGGGTTACCCCAACGCGCCAGCCGGATTTCCTGCCAATCCAGCGGCAGCGGAACTCGGTCTTCTATTAAGTTGCAAGTATCGAACTGGATCATGTGCTTGACGCGAAGCACCGTCGACAAGTATTCCTCGGCCATACGAATCCAGCCGGTAACTACGGAGTTCGGATAAACATCGTCCCCGATAGCCAGCCACTTACGAACTTCTTCACATTTGTCTGCTAGAAATGTGGGCATTACACCTGGCCCTTCCAAATGCGAAACGCCGCGTTATCAGGATCGTTGAGCCACCGTTTCCAGTCTTGCTCATCCCAGCCCTCTAACATGGCTTTTTCAGCAACTTGGATGGGCACCCCTCGTGCGACCAGTTTGTTGGTCGAACGTCTAGGGTGAAGTTCACGCATTATGGCGTTATTCTTAAGCGCCTGTTCCAGGTCTTGTTCTGTGTAGACGTGCACTGTATCTGGGTTATCGTCATCCCAGATCATCTCGCGCTTAACAGCACCATCATCGCGGTACACAAACTTTCGTTCCGTCATACTAGCACACCCTTAGTTCGCTGTCAAGTATAGTATAGCGTTCCGTCATTTATACTTCTTTGCAGTATTTGCCTGGTTGTATTTCAGTATACCCTTGTAAATTTCTTTTGTAGTTAGCGGTGATGATTGTTCAAGCCCAGGATTGAACAATTTGTTGTACTCAGCCTTAACTTCATTGTTAGTTAATTCGCCCTTTTTATGCTTTTTCTTAACCTCTGCCCACGCTTTTAAAGAAGCTGGATCGGATGACATATCTACTGGTTTTTCACTGTATAACTTCTTTAATAAATCCTTGTATTGCCCATGGGTTATTTCGCCTTCACTTAAAGCAACTTGTAAATTATACGCATCCATCTTTTCATAATCCTGAATCCCCTTTAGCATTCCTTTCGGTTGTTTTGGAGCCTCACCCGACTGCAACAATCCACCATAATATTGATCTTTCTTATCCTCTATGACTTTCAATTTAGCCTGGTATTCATCCGGCGTTATTTTCTTCTTAAAATATTGATCAATGACTTTATTGTGTTCCCAATTTATATTACTAAGCGCGGGGTCCATATATATCGAATTAGTGGGTTTCTTAAATAACAACATGTTAGGTATCTGTAAATCAGTATTAACAGGGAGTTCAAGGTGCTTCCCGGCCCCCCAAATTTTATCATACCCTTTGTGAAAATCACCCAACGACAAATCGCCGGTTTGGTATTCTTTCACCAGCTGTTCTTGATCCGCGTATTTTAACCCCAAAGCCTTCTGCTTAGCTGCAAGATCAGCCTGCTTCGCTTGATATTGTTCATCAATCATGTGCATCGTAGTGCTATCGTCTTTCCACCATTGATGCGTATTTAATGATGGCGACCTAACAAAACTTTCTATCTCACCTCGCGGTTTTAGAATACCGCGCGGCAATCTCCAATCATAGCTTTCATCTGTAAATATAGGCAAATCATCATCCCAACCTTTTATTTCCATCTGATTCTTAACGCCGCGCTTTTTTGCTAGTGCCTGACCCTCCGCCGAAAATCTAGGAGTCAATTGCTCCGGTTTAAACGCCATAAAAGTATTGTAAGGACCAGCTTCCATCACATCTGAATAATGTGGATACCATATAGAATCATACCCCCTATCTTGTAGCATAGGAATAAATTGATCCTGCCATGTCTTAGCAGTTCCACCTATATTGTACATATCAGACAGCAATCCCCTAGGAGCGGTAAATCCTTGCCGCATATTCTCTTCCAGGTAGCCAATAACTTTATCGGGATCATTCCATTTTATAGCATCAGCCGGGTATTTTAATGCACTTTGTGCATCCATTAAAAATGGCTTAATGCGGGGTTCGGCAGCGTCCGGAGTACCAAATACCTTACCACTCATAAAATCCACAGTTCCAGGAAGTACCCCTTTATCAGCGTACCCCATACTTATAGTTGGGTCAACAGTAGCGTGGAGGCCAATGTCATGCTCCGGAGGAGGTAATTTTAATCTTTCAAATTCCGCTGGGCTGCTAGTTGCGTGACTAACAGCAACCACAGGCGGGTCTTTTCTTGGAGGAAGCTTCCACCCACTTGTAAGCGTCATTCCAGGAACAGCGGCTGCTCCTGTAACTGGCATTCCCATAGTGTTGAGGGCTGTCTCAGCATTTAACTGAGCGCCGAATCGTCGAGGGTCATAATCGGTAGACATCGACGGAGCAGTTCCGGTTTGCTCCGCCGCGATATCTTTTGCAGCGTCAACCAAACCAGCCCCGGCTCCGATGATACTCATCGGAATCTTGCCGATTCCTTCCAACAATTGGGTGGACAAGCCTTCACGCCGTCTAGTCGCCGCTAAGCGTTGACGTAAAGCAGCAGCCTCGAATGGATCAGTAAGGAGGCCTTGCATTATCTCTTACGTTTGCGCTTATCCGCAGAGTGAAATTCCTTCGCCACCTTGACCGGCACCCCGGCTTTCTTAGCGAATGACGGGTTATGGGCAGCCGCTCGCATGAGCTTAGCCTGCTTCGCAGATTTGCTCGGCATATACTTCTCCCCTGTATGAAAAATCCCGCGCCCTTGTTAGAGCGCGGGTAGTTGGCAGGTTACTTGTCCAGCTTCTGGTGGGGGTGAGCCTTGGCATCGGACGTGGTAACGTCCGGGCTGTGAGGCGCACGAGAGGCTTCA